GGGTATATGTTCGAGCACCATCCCTTAACCAGGATGGACTTATCGGCGCTTATTGGGGTGGATGGGTATGATGACGACGCAATACGATCTCTCCTCGACTTCGGTAACGGACGGTCATGGATCAGCACCGAGGTCTCGCAGGAGAAGGATGCGCAAGAACGTAAGTTCAGTACTGAGCTCAGACCAACACAGATTTATGATGCCCTTGAATTTTGGGGTAAAATCAGCGGATCAATGTTACTTGAATGGGGTCTTACTCCCGAGGAAGTACCCGATCCTGCCAAAGAATACGACGCGAATGTCTGGGTGGTTGGGGATTATGTCATCAAGGCTATCCTTAACTATGACCCGCTTGGTGAGAAACCTTACGCAGTCACTTCATTTATTAAGAACCCTGGTGCGTTTTGGGGTAAAGGTATCCCAGAAGTTATCGAAGATGTCCAAAATATGGCGAATGCGGCTGCGCGTTCGCTGGCTAATAATATGGGTATCGCTTCTGGTCCTCAAGTTGAAGTTAACCTCGAGCGTATCCCCACTAATGAAGACATCACTCAGATGTATCCGTGGCGTATTTGGCAGGTATTGAATGATCCATTGGGTGGTTCGGCACCAGCGGTGCGTTTTAACCAGCCTGATGATAACTCTGGCGCGTTACTTGCTGTTTATGAGAAGTTTAGTCAATTAGCTGATGACCATTCGGGTATCCCGTCTTATTTATCTGGTGATCTCAATGTTAAGGGGGCTGGTCGGACAGCATCCGGGCTCTCCATGTTGATGGGTTCGGCAGGTAAGAGTATTCGTCAAGTTGTTATGCACATTGATGCAGACATCCTGAAAGTCATTGTCAGCCGTCAATTTGTGTATAATATGCGTTATGATGAGGATGAAAGTATCAAGGGTGATGCACAGATAATACCGAGGGGTGCCTTACAGTTGGCTGTCAAGGATACCGTCAATACTCGCCGTATTGAGTTCTTGCAAGCTACCGCTAATGAATTTGATATGGATATTATCGGCCAGGATGGGCGTGCAGCTATCCTTCGTGAGGTTGCTAAGGGTTTACAGATGCCGGTGGATGAAGTAGTACCTTCTCGTGAGAAGCGTGCTTTTAATCAACGCGCTGCTCAACAAGAGGCCCAAGCCGCTATAGCGCCGCCTGATGGCGGGCGCACAGGTAAGCAGCCTCAAACTATTGATCAAGCCGGGAATCCGGCTGGTGGGTTAAATTTGGTTTCTAATAAGAATACAGGACAAGCGGTATGATTAAGCCGGACGAAGAAGTTGTAAGGGCTTTTGCTCATATCGCACAGAATGTACCGGCTGCGAAGGCGTTCCTCGATGAGCAGTATCACACAGAGCTCAAGAGGCTACCCAACGCAAATGGCAGCACCGGTATCGCGCAGGGGCGGTGCCAGGTGTTACAGGAGATTAGTATCTCCTGAATGATGCCCCTGAGATCGTAGCAGATGCCCGTAAGGGCAAGCTACCTTAACCACGCACACCGATAGGAGCGTATGATGGCAGTGCCAAAGCAAGTTCAGAAGCAGACTGAGGCGGTTCAAGCCTTGTATAAGGACCTCAATGAAGAGGATGCCCCGTCGCCAAAAGGTGAAGTGGCTCCTGTGCAGGATGTAAACAGCCAGACAGATGCGGATGAGGTTGCACCACAGCCCGAACCTGTTGAGCAGGGTGAAGGCGGCCAAGATGATCCGAACAGCGAAACGTATGAACAGAGATGGCGTACGGCGCAAGGGATGCTTAATGCTGAGCTTCCGCGATTACAAACGGAGAACCAGCAGCTAACCGGACGGTTGCAACAAATGGAAGAACTTATTTCCACTATGCAGGCGACCCCCGATGCATCCCCCGAACCCGAACAACCCAAGTCCCTCCTTACGGAGGACGAAGTTGAGGAGTACGGGGAGTCAATTGATATTATGCGTAAGGTCAGCCAAGAGATAACCGGTGGTTATCAACAGCAGATTAACTCGTTGAACGCGACTATTCAGCAGTTACAAGGGCAGATTGTCCCTCGTGTTGAGCAGATTGCTAACCAACAAACGCAGAGTATCGAGCAAAATTTCTGGTCTGCTTTATCTGATGCAGTGCCTAATTGGCGTGAGATTAATGATAGTTCCGAGTTCCAAACTTGGTTACTGGAAATTGATCCTCTCACCAATATGACTCGTCAGACGTACCTCGATGGTGCCCAACGCGATATGGATGCTCAGCGGGTTGCGAATTTCTTTACATCTTGGGTTCAGGCAAATGGTACGGAACCAGCTCAACCTAGTCGGAGCGCTTCCAATTCCGAGCTTGCTAAACAAGTTGCCCCGGGTAAAGGCCGCACTTCCGCGACCCCCCATGGCAACACAAAAAGGACTTACACTCCTGACGACTTGACGACTTTCTACAGGGACGTTCGGGAAGGTAAGTTTAAGGGCAACGAGGAGGAGCGTGACAAAATTGAGCGCGACATTTTTGCTGCGCAGCAAGAAGGTCGTATTGTCAACGCGTAGTTAAAGGAGCCATAAGATGGCATTCGCTACATCTCCGGGCCATCCGGCCTATACTGGCAATTTCATCCCAGAAATCTGGGCTGGAAAGCTGATCGAAAACTTTTACGACGCCACGGTTTTGGCTTTCATTGCCAATACCGATTATGAGGGTGAGATCAAAAACTATGGTGATACGGTTAATATCCGTACGACTCCTGAGTTGACGATCAATGATTATGTCAAGGGTCAGACCTTGACTGTCGAGAACCCCGATAAGCCGAAGCTGCAGCTTCTCATAGACAAAGGCAAATACTTCGCCGCTGTCGAAGATGATGTTGACCAAGTGCAATCAGACATCGCTATGATGGATTCGTGGTCTAAGGACGCTTCCGAGCGTATGAAGATTACCATCGACACTGATGTACTCGGTAATATCGCTGGTGATGTTGCATCAACCAACCGTGGTCTCACGGCTGGTGAGCAGTCGCTTGCTATTGACCTTGGTGTCACTGGCACGGCGAATGCTCTTACGACCTCGAACGTCCTGGCCGAGATCATAAATCATGGTACGGTCCTCGACGAAGCCAATGTCCCTGAGTCTGATCGCTGGATGCTTATTCCTGCTAAGATGGCCGGTTTAATCAAACAGTCCGACCTCAAGGATGCATCTATTACTGGCGACGGTTCTTCGCCGCTGCGTAATGGTCGGCTTGGTGTCATTGACCGGTTCACTCTCTATGTGAGCCATAATCTGCCATTGTCCGCAACGGGCGCTGCTGGTGAGTTTACCCTTTTTGCTGGTCATAAGAAGGGGCTGACTTTCGCTTCGCAGATGACCAATATGGAGACCCTCCGGTCTGAGTCCACCTTTGGCGATATCATCCGTGGTTTGCAGGTGTACGGCTACAAAGTCGTAAAAGACACCGCGCTGACCGCCGGTATCATCACAATCGCATAAGCGGAAGGAACCTAAATTATGGCTGCTTATACTGACACAGTTGGTTTTAATAAGGGGTCGGCTGCAAGTACGGCTTCTACCAACAATAGGACCTACCTTCAGCAGGTGGACCTAGACTTCCCGGCGATCATCGTCGCTCGTGCGGCTGATAGTCTCACTGCGTTGGCTGCCACCGATTCGTTGGCGGTGCTGCATATTCCTGCCAAGACTCTTATCTTGGCGGTTGGTGTTGATTGCACTACGGCAAATACTGCTGCCAGTACCATTGATATCGGGTACACCGGCGGTGATGTTGACGCTTGGGTCGATGGTTTTGACACTGCCAGTGCTACCAGTGCGGTTGGTCTTGGTACGTTGATGACTACTGCTGTCGCTACGAACTATCATCACTCCGCTGACACTCTTGATATGCTGTTCATAACGGCGCTTCAGCAGGAGTCTATCATGCGTGTTTGGGCTATCATGGTTGACTGCTCGTAATAACGTTGGTTGGGGGGCTAAGGAGCCCCCCTCCCTTCATTTTTATAGGAGGTCATCATGGCCCAGAAACTCAATTTGGGTAACCCCGGGCGCTGGCTTCGGCATGTCGATGATGGGCAGATTTTTCATCACTCTGATATTCTCGCCGGGAATCCCAAAGTCGAAGAAGTTACGGAAGAGGAAGCCTTTCCAGAACGTTTTTTGACGAAGAAGCAGAAGGCTCGTAAGTCCGAGCTCGACTTGTCTACTGATCCGAAAGAAGTAGTAAAAGCCAAGCCTAAAAAGAAAACTAAGGCTGCTTTGGCTGCTGATGCTTCCAGGGGTATAGGCAAGAAAAAATGATTCTCGACGACGTAATTGTTGACGTACGTCGTATTGTCCAAGATGAGACCGCGACGTATAGGTATAGCGATGCCTTTATGCTTGGTATGGGCAACCAAGCATTGAAGCGGATACAGCTTCTGCGTCCTGATCTCTTTGCTTTTACAGGTACGGTAGCCTGTACAGCAGGGGAAGTTCTTCAATCAGCCCCATCTGATTCTCTACGGATTATTGAAGTTCTGTCTATTAGCAGTAGTGGTGTGGGGTTGGTTGAGGCTAACCGTGAGACCCTCGACCAGACTCTTCCGACATGGCCAAATGATACTGCGGCTGCGGCTATCAATTGGATGCGTCATGTTCGCAACCCAAATAAATTTTTTATCTACCCACAAGCCCCTGTGTCACAGACGCTTGATATTGAATATTCGCAGGTTCCTACGACTTATAACGGCACAACGGCGGTTACACTCCTTCCGGATGCATATTTCCCTGTCGTGGTAGATATTATGGTATTCCTACTTGAGTCTGTTGATAATGAACATGTGACAAGCGGGCGTGCTAAACTCTTCAAGGATTCCTATACAGAGATGCTTGGTGTAACTAAAGGATCATTACCGGTGACGGATACTGAAGATGCTGGGCAAGACCCGCTTAAGGTAGAGGTCGTTTAATGGCTACTGCATTATATACCACTTTGGTTAATCGTATCGCTGCTTATGCGCCTGGTGCTCCACAACCTGTTCTCGTTACCCATCTTCGTGATGCGGCTATTGAAGTTTGCGAACGCACTAGTGCATGGCGCTATAAACACGCGACGATTACTATGGTGGCTGGAACGTATGAATATGCCTTTGTCCCCGAGTCGGGCGCGGAAGTTCATACTATTCTTACGTCGTCGATTAACGGAAA